GAACATTTTTAGAACGAGTGGATGACCTTTCGAACAGTTGAAAACATCGTCTAATTTGTTCTCCGAGAACAATTCGTTGCTTTGTTCTTTGAACAAGTACGTCAAACTCTGTTGCCGTTTTATCCATTCGGCGTAAGTCCTTTCTCCAGAATTGATAATTTCTCCAATCCATAAATTACTTGGGGTATCTGTTGCTACAAAGTTTGATACAAGGAACTCGACAACTTCTTTGTCGTTATATTTACGCGATGTCTTCTCGAACCAATATTTATCTTTCCTCTTACTAAAAGAGGTTAGACTGGCACGGGTCTTCGCACCATACTTAAAGAAGTCATATTTTGGATTTGTAAAATGGTTTTTTAACGACAAATAATGTTGGTAGGTCTCAAACGGTGTCACTTTCAGCATCGACTAACTCAAGATCTTCAATACAATCAACTGTAACTTCGTGCTCAGCAATACGATACCAGTGCTTATCTACACCAAGAGTATCTGGATAAAATCCAAGATACTCAATATCATCACATTTATTCTCACGCAACCATGCCTGAAGACGATGGTGCATTAATTCATCACGAGTAATCATAGTGGTAGTTTTGCTCTAGAGGTACGTTTCATAAAATTAAGTCTTGTAGCATCCCACTTAAGTTTTTCTTTTAGTGGTTTAGACACAAGTTTCGTTACTGATTCTACCTCAAGTTCGTTAATATCGCAATAATGACAAATAGCATCAATGTAATTGAGTTTTTCCTCAATTACAATTTTTTCAATTTCCAATGCAAATTTTGATGGTGTTAAAAATTTACTTTCAATTGCCTGTTCTAGTTCTTTATTCGGTTCCATAGAGTTCCAGTTTATCTCTAACAAACTTTCCAATGTATTCTGTGAGAAGTTTGATGTATTTTGATTTGTCTCGTTCTTCATAGACGACGCATTCTCCATTTTCACAAGCCATGATAATTACAAGTTTTTTGACTGAAATACCAGTCAGTTCGTAAAGCATACAACCGTATGCCATACATTGAACGAAATAGTGCTCGATCCACTCTCGTGGTTTTGGTTTCTTAGATGTTTTAAAGTCAATTATTGCTAATTCCCCATCATATTCTGCAATACAATCAACGGTTCCAGCAATACCCAACTGTTTACTATATAGGGAACCTTCAAGGGCGTAAATGTTATTTATGCGATTTAAATCTGGTTTTGATATTTTAAAGAGAAAATCAGAAATCGGTTGAACTTTTGGTAGATCCTCGTTTTTAAGGTGATGTTCTACCAAAGTGTGCATGTCCGTACCACGACTTGTTGCAGCTTTTGTGATACGATCTGCCTCTTCATCTCCAACTTTTTTTCTCCATTTGACAAAAATTTCCTTATTAAAATGACTGGTCACCGAAGTGATGGAGACCAGTCGGAGAAGTTCTTCATCATTAGGAACTTTATAAAATCTTACCCCATCTATCGTTTCTCTTTCAAGACGAGGAAGTTCAACATCAACATGAGTAAACATTAAAAACCTGCTTCAATTTTTGCTGTAATGTATTCTTTGACAAGACCTGAACGAACAATATCATCAATTCCAAATTCAATTATATCAAACGAAGGCATTTTACGCAATACATTCATAAAATCAATGATGCCATTTCTTTCATTTGATTTGGTCAAATCTGACTGACGAGCATCTCCACAAAAACAAATTCTTGTATTTTCTCCAACACGAGTAATAATAGAATCCAATTCATGGAAATTTAAGTTCTGAAACTCATCAACAATAATAATAGCATTATCAAGTGTTGTTCCACGCAGAAAAGATGTGCTCCAAAACTTGATTGTTTCTTGTGCCTTTAGGTTGCCATAAAGCATCTCAAAATCCGCATCACTAGGCATTTGGAACATATACTTTACCATATTCTTATAAGGAATCTGGTAAATATCTGCTTTATCTTCATGGGAACCAGGAAGAAATCCAATCTCTCTGGTTGCTACAAGAGATCTGACAAGGTAAATTCTCTCATAAGGTGATCTTTCATCCAATACGTCACGAAGAGCATTGTAGAGGGTAATAAAGGTCTTTCCAGTACCAGCACACCCATAAGCAATGATGTGTTTATCATTATCATAAGAATCAAATAATCTTTTTTGATTCTCTGTCAATGGATCAATGTCAATAAGATATTCTGAACTTAAAGGTTTTTTTCTCTTCATCTGCTTTGTAGTGAGTCCAACCCCAATTGGTTGCTCTGCAGACGATCTTTTTCTTCTTGCCATAAGTGATTAGATTTTTTTTACTTTAGATCCAGGCATTTTTGACGCACGATGCAATACATCGTTCCATCCAGGGTTCCTATTGATCAGTTTATCCTTCCATTCACCAACTTCTCCAGGAGAAGGGCATGTAGATGGATCAGACCAGTCACGAGTCCAGTCTGGGTTATCATTTTTCCACTGGTCCCAGTCGTGGATACTCATTTCCACTTCTTTCTGCTCACCAGTTTTTGTATTCACTACGGGGTACGTTGGCATTGTTATAAAATCAAGATATTTTATTTAGATTTAAGTCAGGGAGAAAGTTTTGCTTTTTTCAACCTTTTCTCCTCATAATACTTCCAAACATTTGGAGACCACTTTTGAAGTTCTGGAGCAATTGCGTCACAAAGTGCTTGAATCTCAATTTGAGCATCAAGTTTAGAACGAAGGTCCATAAAGTGAAGAACAGAACGAAGGTTAAATGAAACTACAAAGTTTTGTCGAATTGCCTGAGGAAGATAATCACGAATATGCTCTTCACACATACCTTGCTCATAATACTCAGCATACTCCTCACACTCGCTCAAAATGCACTCTAACTTGCGTTGTCGGTGCTCTTCGGTCCATTCATACTTCTTACCCTTACGATTGGTGTAGAATCCCTCAGGACGCACATAGAAGACATCTTCGACATCAAGTTCACGCTTAGCAACCTTTACAACTCTCTTTCCAGTATATCGTTGCGACTGAACATCCCAAGAAGTGCCAATTCGATGAGTTCTTGCCTGAACGATTACATTATGAACAAAACCAGATACTGAAAAAGTAATTCCGGGATGCTCTAATGGGCCCCAGTGACCTCTTTCATTTGCGAGTAGTTGCTCTACAATCCACTCACCACATTCCTGAGGACTGGGGACCTTAACTTCGTGAATTGGAACCTCAGAATAATCTCCTTTTCCTGCCTGCCAAATAACTTGTTCTGGAATTGGATAACATTGAAGTCTAGCAACTTCAAGTCTCTTATCGAATTCAAGAAGATCTTTTGCTTTAATAGGTTTCATTTTTTACCAAATCCTTTCGATGTTTGTGCTTCTAATTCTTTGATTTGCTCTTTTACCGCACGTAATTGTGCTTTCATTTCCTGTATCTTATCATCATTATAAAGATGATCTTGTTTAATAAGTCTTTCAAGTAACTTAACAAGTTTCTTTGCTCTACTTGTATCAGTCATTTAAATCAGAATCCTCAAAGACTTCATCATAATCCAATTCTCGTGTTTTGATGTCACTTATTTTATAAGCACCAACATCAGAATATACTTCTGCCTTTAGGGAATCGACAAGTAGTTCGAGATTACGAACAATGAGTTTTAATTTTTCTCTCTCCATAATGCTCTTGCGTTTCAATGCAGTATAACATAAAAAAAGAGGGGATTCAACCCCTCCTGTTGTATATTGGTTGAACAGATAATAACTGTTCAAAATATTCATGTAAGTGGATACGGTAGCAAGACCAATAGATACATCCTCTATATTTTAGTTGATAGCAACTAGGAGGTCGGGAATCTTTATCCATGTCATCATGATGATAGACATAGTTATCCAAGATTTCACCCCTTTACTACACAATGTCCTGCCATACAAAGTTGTGCCGTTTTTAGTTTTTGCTCTTTGACTTGCTTTGCCTTAATGACAGAGAGCCAATTTGCTTTAACAGTGTTCTTCATTTTACAACCTCTTTGGTCTCTTCGTGCTTAATACCACGATAGGTCTCAACAAAGGTTCTTACTTCAGTTTCCTTTTTAGCGTGGGGATCATGAGAGATACCACGATAGGTGTTCTGATTGTTATAAAGATTTAGAATTTGCATTGGATTACTCCTAAAGAAATGGGATTTTTATGCCCCGTTCCTTCAGTCGTTTGCGTCCCACTTACACTGAGGTGTTGCTTCTTTTAAAGTTTCAACAATCTCTGCTCTGACAATTTTACTCATGGATTCATTTGCCTTGACACGACCGATCATCTCGGTAGCATCTTGGCAGGCGATAGAAATATAGAGTAGTAATTCAAACATGGGATGAACGCTCCGTTCCGCGACTTACTTGCGTCTCATGTCAATGTCTGATTACATTGACCTTCTACTTTAGATCTAAAATAACCTATCAGATTATATTTAGATCCTCTATCTAAATTGTCATCCATTAGGATTTCAATTCGTTTTTGTAAAAACCTTTCACACGACATATGCCACCCGTAGGGGCTGCCGTCTGCATGATGGGCTAAGGTCAATGCCAGTAAGATGCTGAGCATGAGATGAACGTACTAGAGTATTATAACTCCTATGGTCTATATATGCAAGTAGTTTTGTAACTTATGATACAATTTTTAAAAATCCTTATGAGTTAAAAATTTTACGGAGATTTTTTTCGACTATTTTTGAAATTACTTTCGGTTTTTGCTTTTAGGTGTTTTTGGACTCCAGATTTTTGGGTTAGTTCTACCTTCAGATTGAGTCATCGTTACAAAGTCTTCACGATACCTGTCCCAGTAGTAATCAAATATTTCTACTTTTTTATTGCATATAACAATGTCGAAATGAGAAATTCCTTCTTTTTTGTACTCTACCAAATATGCAGTACATGGTAAAGATCTATCATCTGCTGCTGATGGGTCACAATCTTCATAAATTATTTTCATAATTAACTTCTATTCCCCCACTTAATGTCGGGATATGCTTCGGAAACAATTTCTTTTGTAATATTATATTTGTCGGAAAGTTTTTTATCTTTCACAAGACAAATAATTTCTGCCTCAAGAGGGTGAAGTCCTTGAAGAAGGTTAATGAACATGCTCTCACGTCTAATATTGCTCAGAGAATTATTTCCACCTCTAATAAAGTGATAAAAATTCTTACTTTCTCTACGAATTGTGGTTCTACCTTCCTTATCACTTACACCTAAAGAAAATGAACCTGCTTCGTGCATACGACGAACATCTTCTGTAAGTTTTGTGCTTAAAGTACCAGAATTTGAAGTTTGCTCACCGTATTGCGAATAAGGAACTTCACCATCTGGAAGTGCAGAGATCACACTTTCGTCAAAATTCCAAATCAAAACCATTTTAAGAGGTTTTTCTTCATACTTCTTCAAAACCTCAATCTTTTTTGCTTTTGTTCTTTGTTTAGATACCAAATCTAAAATTTCAAAGACAAATGGATTTTTTGGAAGTTCGAGTGATGTTGTTTTACTCGTCGTCTTCTTCTTCGTTGCTGTCGTAGTCATGATAGTTTTCAAAATTAAATGCGATTACTTCATCTGGAATTAAATTTCCTTGCTCGTCAAACATCTCTGGATGTGGTCTCGGCACCTCCCGATAGTTCATCATGTATTCTCTAACAGTCCAACCAATCAGTGTTCCTAGTATCAAAAATAAGATAGTTAAAAATGAACCAAAAACTAAACTAACTGCTAACATTTTTCTTACTCCAGGAAACTACTTTTCTTTTCCGTGTTTTGATGGAAAATTCAAAATAGATAGTTACTTCCCGTTTCAGAAAGCAAACCATCTTTTCAAAAATAATATGAAATGGTTGTGTCTGCTTTCTTTTACCTCCATTAAGTAGGAAATCAACACCACGATTTCTGTGGTCTTCTGACTTATTTATGTCATGCTTTGATGACTTGCTGTTCTTTGAGGAATTTGATTGTGTCAATACACCCTCCCAATACTTTATCATCACAAACTACCTGAGGGAATGTAGATCCCTTCCCAAACATAGCATAAAATTCTTCTTTAGTAAAGTCTTCTTCTAAAGTACGAACTGTAAATTTACTTCCAGTCAATTCTAGAACTTGTTTGACTTTATAGCAATAAGGACAGTTGTTTTTTGAATATACTGCGAAATTCATAAGTTTTTCATTTTTTAAAATTATACCACAAAACCTTGACAAATAGTCAAATTATAAGTAGACTTGGTTTGTTGCTTTTGAAGAGAAATCTTTAGAGTCCTAAAAGACCTTTAAGTTCTTCTACAGAAAGACCAGTAGCTGCTAATTTTTCTTCTGCAGTTGGTTCAGGTTCTGGTTCAGGTTCTGGAAGTGGTTCTGGTTCAGGAATAGTTGCAACAATTGCATCCCACTCTGCTTTGGAGAGAACTTCAAGACCAGGAGTTACTGCAGTTATAAGAGTATTATCTGGTACAGTTGATAAACAATAGTCAACACCATTATCATCAGTCAACCAATAACGAACTTCAAGACCAGGAATTGCAGGATGACTTTGTAGAGGTCCATTCTGTCCAGGTTCGGTAAGATATTCACCATTTCTTACCCAGTAATGCTTAAGATAGTGATGTAACAGCACCTGCATTCATATCAATATCAACAGTTGCACCAGCAACTTGTGGTTGAGTTCTTGCTACATTTGCAACATTAATTGAGTGAATAATATATCTTTTTCCTGCAGTTGTTGGGAAACTAATAACTGGATTTAGAACACCAGTTGGAGAGGCAAAGACTGAACTGGTGATTCCAGAATAAAAAGGATAAGCATTAAAGGCATCACCAGAAAAAGAAGATGCAGTTAAAATACCAGAAATATTAGTATCACCAACAACTGTTAAAGTTGCATCTGGATTTGTCGTTCCAATACCGACTTTCTCATTTCTTAATACAAAATCATCAGTAAATGTAATGCGATTTTTCGCCATCTTCTTTTCTTACTGCTTATGTTAATATTTAGACGGTGATGCGTTGAGACAAAACTTTCACAGTTGAGGATGATGCACTACTCATATTTATCTGTAATAAACAATTACCACCAGAAACTGCTCCAGTGAAAGTTCCTAAGTAATCATCAGTCGCAATAGATGCATACTCAACAAGACTTGCAGTTGAACCATCGTGTATAATTAATACATCACTTGCCTGATAATCTGTTCCTTGTGTGATTTGTACTTGAACTCTTGCAGAACGATAAGTAGCAATCGCAAAACTTTCAATTGTTGTTGCTGATGTTGTTGCGACTGTAGTTCTTGTAGTAGAAATACCAGCATCAGTTCCAACATTATAAGTATTTGCAGTAACCGCACCAGAAACACTTAAGGAAGTAAGAGACCCAATACCTCCAATAACATTAGTAGCAGTGACGGCAGTAGCAACATTAAGATCTGATTCTACAACACCATTAAGATTGAATGCAGTGGTAGCAAAGG